ACTTACGGCATGGTGATGGGAGGTCTTGGTGCATGGTTACTAAGTCTTTAATCATCCGTGTTCTTGGAGCGGTAGGTGTTGGCTTATCAGTCACCGCCTTTGCGTTCCTCATAGCGTTCTCATTACTCAACTTCATGTTGGGTTGTGAGACTTGGGACGAGAGTCTGTGGACTGAAACAAACTCTTGCATAACACCATCAATGATCTTGGAGGGTCTAACCAATGAATAAATCAGCTTTGAAACTCTTTGTGCTTAAGCATGGTAAGGGTGGAGCAGTCGTGAAGGGTGAGGATGGTCAGCCTCTGTACTTCTTCGACAAACAGATGGCTAAGAAAGCCAGAGGTGAGGGGCAAGTTGTCTCTTACGGTCCTGACCACAAACTATACAAGGGAGCTAAATAATGCGCGCTGAACTTCTAAACTCAACACTCAAGTCTCTGTACCCTAGCAAGCGTACAGTATCTATCGAAGGTGCCCCGGGTGGTGGTAAGACTACCATCGTACAACAAGTTGCCAAGCAACTAGGTGTGGGGTTCATCGAGAAACACATGCCGACTATGCTAGTCGAGGACTTCGGTGTTCCTGACATGGCATCATCTGACAGTACGTTTGCGTACAAGTTACCTGACTGGTTCCCAGCGGTAGGTCGTGACGACATTCCCGAGGAAGGTATCCTCTGCTTCGATGACCGTAACCAAGCAAGTGCTGACTTGCAGAAGGTACTGGCTAACATCTGCCAAGCCCGTAACCTACACGGTGTACCTATGAAAGATGGGTGGCAGGTTGTGTCTACTGGCAACCGTCAGTCTGACAGAGCAGGTGCTAACCGAGTGTTGTCTCACTTGCGTAACCGCGAGACAGTCATTGAGCTTGAGACACACCTTGATGACTGGTGTTCCTACGCTATCGACAACGGCGTTAAGCCAGAGGTGGTGTCGTTCATTCGCTTCCGTCCTAACCTGTTGCATGACTTCGATGCACAGCGTGATCAGAATCCTACACCACGTTCATGGGTGGAGGGTGTCTCTGATGTACTTGGTACTGTACCTGCCGAGGCTGAGTACGAGTGCTTCAAGGGTGCTGTCGGTGAAGGTGCCGCCGCTGAGTTCGTTGGCTTCATCAAGATATTCCGTAAGCTACCTAACCCAGACAACATCATCATGAATCCAACCACTGCTGATGTACCGTCTGACCCTGCGACTTTGTATGCGCTTTCCGGCGCCATTGCAGAGCGTGCTACTGAGAACAACTTTGAGCGTGTCGTGACATATGCCGAGCGTATGCCTCCAGAGTTCAGCGTTCTCTCAGTGTCATATGCCGCCCGTAAGAAACCAGAGTTGGCTTCGACTCAAGCGTTCACAACATGGGCTATCAATCACCAAGATGTATTGTTCTAAGGAGAACTGACTATGAAACTTTCAGATAAAGCGTTGCTTGTGCAACTAGGTATCAGCCAGTGGACTGCCCGTAAGTACGACAAACGTGCTACCGAGCAGGTTGCTGTTCAGAATGGTACAACCATGAGTGCAGGACGGTACAACAAGTCTCTGCTTCCTGCTAACGATGCGTTGGCTAACGTACACCAGAAGGCTACGGCTATCCGTGCCAAGTTCTACAAGAACACACTGCCATGGGGTATTGAGGGTACGCAGATGCTACCCTCTGCAAACTACCTCAACTTCATGACTGAGTTCCGCAAGGAGAAAGCGGAGTGGCAGACGTTGGTAAATACATTCCTGTCTAACTATGTACAGTTACGGGAAGATGCCAAGCGTTTCCTAGGTAGCCTGTACAACGAGGCAGACTATCCCAAGCTCCATGAGATTGAGCGTAAGTTCAAGATGGACATGGCTGTGTTCCCTGTACCAAGCAATGACTTCCGAGTTCAGATTGCTGATGAGGAACTAGCTTCTATCCAGTCTGACGTTGAGCGTCGTGTACAGGAAGCGGCTCAGTCTGCAATGAGTGAGGCATGGCAACGACTGTATGATCGTGTCAAACATATGCAGGAGAAACTTGCTGACCCCAAGGCTATCTTCCGTGACACCATGGTGGATAACACTAGGGAAATCTGTTCGCTTCTATCCCGTCTTAACTTTGCTGATGACCCTAACCTTGAGGCGATGCGCAACGAGGTAGAGCAATCACTTGCAAACAACCATCCAGATGCTTTGCGTAATGACCCTGACCTACGCCGTGACAAAGCGGCTGAAGCGGCTGACATCATGAAGCGTATGGGTGCTTTCATGGGTGCAAGTTCATGAAGTTGAACGAAGCAGAGCAACTCCAAAAGCAGTTCCCAACTGCATGGAACGTCATGATGGATAGGCTGTGGGAAATGGACCACGGTCTACTCATCGAACTACTAATCGCAAACATGTCTGTGGGTGATTGTTTAGTAGTGATCCGTGAAATCCACAAAGACATCAATGAATCCCGTGAGGAGGAGAACATCAATGGCACTAAGCATTGAGAAACGATTGGCTAAAGCCAAGACCGCTCTTATCCTAGAGCATCCTTTCGTAGGTAGCATCGCTATGAACATGCCGTTCAGGTTAGATGAGAACATACCTACTGCGGCTACCAATGGTAAGGAAGTCGTATTCAATCCAGAGTTTGTCAACGAGCTAGGTGATGAGGAGGTAAAGTTCCTCATCGCTCACGAGTGTATGCACCCTATGCTTGAGCATAACTTCCGCCGTGGTGAACGTGACCCACACAAGTGGAACATGGCGGCAGACTATGTAATCAACAAGCTACTGACTGATGAGAACATCGGCAAGATGCCAGAGGTCGGGCTACTCAGTGATGACATATACAACGCAGGTGGTGGTACCAGTGATGGTATCTACAACAACTTGCCAGAACAGCCCGAGGGTAGTGAAGGCTTCGGCGGTCATGGTCAGCCACTAGATGACTGCCAAGATGGTGAGGGTTCACCTGCCGAGCAAGCACAACAGCAAGCCGAGTGGAAAGTTAAGGTAGCCCAAGCCGCACAGTCAGCCAAGATGATGGGCAAGATGAGTGCAGGACTTGAGCGTCTGGTCGGTGACTTGCTTACACCCAAGGTCGATTGGCGTGATGTCTTACAGAGATTTGTTGTCAAGAGTCGGACTGATGAGCGGTCCTTCTCACGCCCTGCAAGACGCTTCATTCAGCAAGGCATGTACATGCCAAGCATTAGTGGCGAGACACTAGGCGAGGTTGCTTTTGCTGTCGACTGCTCAGGTTCGATTGGTCAAGACGAGATCAACCAGTTCGCCAGTGAGATCATCACTGTCTGGCAGGATCAACGCCCAAGTAAAGTTCATGTGATCTACTTCGACAGCGAGGTGTCTCACTACGACTGCTATGAGCGTGACGATGAGCCAGTAGTCAAGCCGCATGGCGGAGGCGGTACAGCGTTCAGCCCAGTGTTTCAGTACATGGAGGACAACGACATCAACCCTGTCGCTTGTATCTTCCTGACTGACCTGTGTTGCTACGACTTCGGTGACGAGCCTGCCTACCCAGTGCTTTGGGTTTCAACATACAGCAAAGACGCACCATTCGGTGAAGTCGTAATGATGGATAAATAAGGAGAGACGAGATGGCAACAGTACGATTCAGTGATCGCTTAAAAGAAACTGTACGCAGAAATGCACGGGAAATGTTTAACACTCAGATTCAGCAAGCCAAGGCTAGCTTCGATCCTACATGGGGTGACAAGATATATGACAAGTTGTTCTCAGCAGAGGACATTGCCAAGTTCAACGCCCTGCCCAAGTGGGCTATGTCTACCAAAGACTCACTAGAACTAGAGGGTTTCTACGGTGACGAGGATGTATGGCAGACAGCACAGACCAAGGTTCCTACATGGCGGTTGAATGACAACATCACCCTTAACTTTGCATGTGCTAGACCATGGCCTCATGACTTCGAGTCCGCACCAACAGGGGCTAAGAGTACATGGCGTAGCCTACGCCTAGACTTCAACGATGAGCGTTGGGCATGGCTGAAGGATGAGTTCAAGGCGTACACCAACCGCATCTTCCAAGCACGAGCCAAGGAGGAATCGTTTGTCGATGGCGTAGAGAAACTCATGTCAACTTACTCTACGTTGGCACCTGCCCTTAAAGCATGGCCTGCACTGTGGGACTTGCTAGATGAGGATACCAAAGACCGCCACAAGAAAGTGACTGAGCGAGCCAAGCGCGACATCAGCGAGGTGGACGTTGACCTTAACAGCATGACCGCCGCCGTAACATTCAACAAGCTAACTAAGTGATGGAGTACAGCATGGAAAAATTTACACCCTCGCTCACCGAATACTTTAACCAAGACCATCGTACTGTCACGAGCTACGGTGAAGCCGCCCATCTCTGGGCTAAGGTACGCTCACCTGAGAAGGGTAAGCCTGTCGCTAACTGGTTGCGCATGTATAAGGTAGGCGAGGATTTCGAGTTCCGCATTACTGGCTACGGTGAGCGGGCACTCGGTCGACTGTCACCTGACAACACGTTTGAGTTTATCCTGAGCAACGAGATGCTGATGCAACAAGCGCAGACCGTAGTATCCGCAATTCAAAAGTGGCTTCCATTCGCAGTCATGCGGCATCGCAAGGGACTGTACCGTGTCGCTCATACCAAAGTGGTTGCGAGTGCTATCAATGATCGTGACTACAAACCTGACACTGGATACTACCGCAACCATCAGTGGGGTAGGTACTACGCACACTACACTCCAGTCATGCGTGAGCAGAACATGTACTACCAAGGTATCAAGTACGACATTCTGACAGGTGAGTGTCTCAACCCACGGGCAGAGGAGAAGCTAGTCGAGAACCCTGACCAACGTAAGGTGTGGCGCAACGCACTATCTAAGTTCAAGCGTGGCATCAAAGCCAGAGCTAGAGTACATGCACTCGAAGGTATCATCGACCAAGTATGGGCGGAGCGTGAAGGGCAGAATAGATGGCACTGGCGACAGCCTGATTGGTCTAGCCCTCAGTGGATGAACCTGCTTGAGGATTCCATTCGTGACAACACGTTCTCGCAAGAGTTGCTTCAAGGCTTTGTTCAGTCGTCGGGTGACGGCTACTACGTTCAACAGAAACCAACATCTTCTGACGTAGTTAAGGCAGTCGATAAGGTGTGCAACGAACACAGTGTCGAGTTGCGCAGACGTTTCAATGTGTTCGAGGGAGGCGCAGATGACAGTAATAGTGTGGGACGGTGAGCATCTAGTCACTGATCGGAAGGCAACGGATGGTTCCCTTAAATGGGAATCATCTAAGGCTTGGTACGTTAATAGCCCTGCGCATGGGGTGTGCATTGTCAGTGGCGTGGGTCATCTACAACAAATCATTACCTTGCGACACTGGATTGCAGAAGGTGCAGACCCGCAGCAGTACCCGTACTTACACAGTGAAGTAAGTTGTCAGTTAGTTGTCGTTACAAATGCCGGTCTACTTTTGTACGACGAATCCCCCTACCCAATAGAACGTGGCTTTACCCCATGCGCTTTCGGACATGGGAGAGACTTTGCGTATGGTGCCTTGGCTATGGGTGCTAACGCAGAGCAAGCCGTGGATGCCGCTAATAAATACTCACATCATTGTGGGTTAGGCAAAGAGGTATTCACTTTACATAGCCGTAAACCTTGTTAAACTGGAGAATGAGATGACAAAGAAAACAAAAGCAGAAAAGGTCTGGGCATACGCGCTCAAGCATAAGACCGCTTCAGCCGCGAAGGTATCGAAAGCCACTGGTGTTTCGTATGCCTACACCTACAAGCTACTCAGGAAAGTCGGCACTCCAAAGGAAGTGTTCGAGCAGGAATTGCAGAATACGAATCCCGTTCCGACTGTCAAAGAGAAACAAGTTGGTGGCAACCATTACCGCGACCACAAGATTCAACCGTGGGACATCATTGATGAGTACGGTCTGAACTTCTACGAGGGCAACATCCTCAAGTATCTATTGCGTAAGAAGGGCGACCGCAAGGAAGACCTAGGTAAGCTCATACACTACGCAGAAAAAGAACTATCCAATCAGGAGAAGTAAGTATGGATATAGTCACCATTGACTTTGAAACCTATTACGACAGGGACTTTTCTCTGTCTAAGATGACAACGGAAGCGTACATACGCGACCCACGCTTTGAGGTAATAGGCGTAGGGGTTAAGGTGAACGATCATCCAACTGACTGGTATTCGGGGGACAACGTAGGACAATTCTTACAGTCCCTCGACTATTCTGATAAGGCTATCCTTGCACACAACTGTGTGTTTGATGGGGCTATCTTGGCGTGGCACTACGGTATCAAGCCTAAGTTCTGGTTCGATACTCTGTCTATGGCTAGACCATTCCACAACTCCACTGTGGGTGGTTCACTCAAGGCACTGGCTAAACACTACAAGCTAGGCGAGAAGGGTGACGAAGTTATCAACGCACTTGGTAAACACCGAGCGGACTTCACACCAGAAGAACTTGACAGGTATGCAAGCTACTGTGTCAACGATGTGGACTTGACCTACGACCTGTTCAAGAAACTGAGTAAAGGGTTCCCTGCATCTGAGCTACTTATCATTGACCAGACGTTGCGTATGTATACCGAGCCTGTCATTGAGCTTGATGTAGATGCACTGACTCAGCACCTCGAAGATGTACGAGCAAAGAAACGTAAACTTATTGACGACCTAGCACTGAAGGGGCTGAGCGAAGCACAGGTTAAGAAGGCGCTGATGTCTAACAACATCTTTGCACAACTGCTGAAACGCTTGGGCGTTGAACCTCCCACTAAGATAAGTCTCAAGACTGGTAAAGAATCCTTTGCGTTTGCCAAGACAGACAAGCCATTCACTGCACTGTTAGAACATCCGAACGAAGATGTGCAGAACCTAGTGGCGGCGAGGCTAGGCACCAAGTCTACCATTGAGGAGACGCGCACCGAGAACCTTATAAAGGTGGCAGAGCGTGGGCGACTGCCCATCATGCTCAACTATTATGGTGCGCACACAGGTAGATTCTCAGGTGGCGACAAGATGAACCTACAAAATCTGCCACGCAACGGAGCCATTCGTAAGGCATTGTCTGCACCCGTTGGTGAGAAGGTGATTGCATGTGACTCCTCACAGATCGAAGCCCGTATGGTTGCGTACCTTGCAGGGCAGGACGATCTAGTCCAAGCCTTTCATGAAGGCAGGGACGTTTACTCTGAGTTTGCGTCTGACGTATATGGACGCACGATAACAAAGGCTGACAAGGTAGAACGCTTTGTTGGTAAGACTTGTATTCTAGGTCTGGGCTACGGCATGGGTGCGGCTAAGTTCCGCAACACACTAGCACTGGGCATGGGCGGTATCTCTGTTGACATAGATGAGAATGAAGCCGAGCGTATCGTACGTCTGTACCGACAGAAGAACCACAAGATCGTTTCTCTGTGGCAGAAGTGTGGTCAAGCTCTAACAGGCATGGTGTCTGGTGGTGCGGGTAACATAGGCACACTGCTGACCTACGACCCCGAAGGTATAACACTCCCAAACAAGTTGAAGATTAGATACCCCGCTCTACGCAACACAGGTAACGGGTTCGAGTACATCAATGATGCCCGTGTATACCGCAAGTACCTTGCCGCTAATGGAAACATAGATGTCGAGTTCACCAAGATATACGGTGGGAAGGTGACGGAGAATGTGGTGCAAGCACTAGCCCGTATCGTAGTCGCAGAACAGATGGCGGCTATCGGACGTAGATACCACGTTGCCTTTCAGGTACATGACGAAGTGATTATCACTGTTCCGCTGGAGGAAGAAGCTAGCGCACGACAGTTTGTTGAGACACAAATGTCTGCCGCTCCTCGATGGGCACCTGATCTACCCGTTGCTTGTGAGTCTGGTGTCGGGTATAACTATGGTGACGCTAAATAAAACTTTACCGCAGGTTCGGAGACCGACCTTGCGGTGCATTGCTATGGGGGCAACATGAAACTAACCCACTCTTTTTCGTCTATCAAACTTTACGAGAACTGCCCGAAGCGGTATCTGCACCAACGTGTACTGAAAGAAGTACAGGATGAAGGTGGTGAAGCGAGTAAGTATGGAGAGCGAATCCACGAAGCCTTAGAGAAGCGACTCAAAGGTGGCGAACTGACTGACGAGACAAAGCAATACGAAGCTCTGTGTAGTGCGGTTGAGAAGATCAGCGGTGATGACGCTGAACTGTTTGTTGAGTACCAGATGTGTCTTAACGAAGACCTTACACCAACAGGTTGGTGGGACAATGACGCTTGGCTACGGTCCATACTTGACGTTCTTGTAGTGCGAGGTAGCGAAGCAGTGGTCATGGATTGGAAGACAGGTAAGCGCAGACCTGACTTCACACAGTTACAACTGTTTGCTCTGCAAGTGTTCAAGCATTTCCCCGAGGTGCAGGAAGTAACAAGCACCCTTGTGTGGCTTAAAGATATGCAGATGGATGCTGAAGTTTACCGTCGCTCTGACACCAACAACATGTGGGCATCTTTGATGGGACGCATCAGTAGAATCCACGAGTCATTGGAGCATGACAACTGGCCTCCACGCCCTAGTGGGCTGTGTCGTTTCTGCCCCGCAAAACATATGTGCGACTACGCTAAACTTTAATACTTGACAAGAATGTAAAGAGAGAGATAATGGCGACTACACCTGAAGGCAAGGTCAAGCGTAAGTTAGACAAGATGCTGAAGGCATACAACGTCTGGTACTACAACCCACAGGCAGGTCCATTTGGACGGGCAGGAATACCAGACAAGATAGCAATAGTTGCAGGCAGATTCGTTGGCATTGAGTGCAAAGCGGATGCAACTAAGAAGCCTACACCGTTACAGGTACAGGCGATGGAACAAATTGAGGCGGCAGGTGGCAAGTGCTTTCTGGTTTATGACGACGAAACCATTGAGGAAGTACGCCAGTTTATCTGCAAATGGATGGGACAATGATTGTTGTAGAACAGGCAAAGGCTTTAGCTCTTAACCTAAAGCACCCGAACAAAGTATTAGACAGCATACCTACTGCCAAGACGTTGAACTATGGTGGTAAGAACTTTGTTATTACTCCGCATCGTTTGGACGAAGTGAAGGTATTGCGCAACCTAGGTATCAAAGCTCCCGCTCCGATCCTGCATTACTATGACTGGGTT